TATCTGTAGTAGTTGCACCATAAACAAAAGGTTTAACAAGATCGTTGGCTACTCCATTATAGTGATTATGGCTTGGAAGTTCGCTAGTAGTCAAAGTATGATTAGCTTCTCCTCCGGTCGCTCCAAGGGTTGCATAAGATGTTCCTTTAGTCAAAATAAATTTATCTCGACAATCAGGTAAATTAAAAGTTGTAATGCTATCACCCGAGCCATAAGTAACACCAATTGCCGCAAACAAATTGGCATAGGTTGTTCTGGAAATTGCTGATCCATCACATAGTAAATAACCGGCAGGAGCCGCCGAAGTAAATGTTTGCAACATTGCGCCGGCTGGAACACTATTGCCACTTAAAGGCATATAAAAAAGCTCTGTAACAACAGAGCCTACACGTTGATATATTCCTGTGTCTCCATATACTGTAGTTCGGTTAATACTCCCTAGTAATTGCAAATTTGTTCCATAGGTCAAAGTCCTAGCGGAAAGCCATTTTATAATAAAAAATCCTTGCGTTACCACCGTACTAGTTATGGAAGTAATCGCCTCTGTTCCTTGCACATAATAAGTATTGCTTGTACCATCAAGAGTTAAAACGCCGCTTGAACTTGTTAAGGTTTTAGGCCCAGCAAATTGTAATTGACCGGTCATTTTACTCCCAGCCGTATTAACCAACGTTTCGAAATTTGTTATTAAAGTATTATAATCACTGTCAGCCATTATATAACCTTGGTTAGCCATCGCCTGGGATAATGAGGCACATATTCCCGATAACTGATAAAATAGCTTATTGTGGACATTAGAAAGTGCAATAGAAGAAGAAGTTATTCCTTCTGATCGTTGCGATGCGCTACTATAACTAGCATCGTTTAACTGATTATTACCATCGGGATTGAACTGTAATATGTTTGTACTGCCTGCCATAATATCTCCTTTCTAGTCCCAAGTACCTTCATCGTATGCTTTTGTAGTATCTAAATCGTAATAGAATAACGGCGGATCATCTTCCCCAATTGACCAATAACCTTTACCATAACCTGATTGATAATTATTATCTAAGCCATAAGCGAACATAGGAAGTTTTGAAGCAAAGAAATATTTCATTTTTACACCTTGTGGTCTTGGAACAATATAACCTTCTCGTATAAGATCGCGCATAGTTTGAGTAATAGAAATACCGGCTACCCCAACAGTTATAGACATATCTTGGTTATCTTGCATGATTACTGCGCCATTAGGGAACAATGTCGCCCATAAACTTTCTATATCAGCAGCTTGCCCCTTCCACTGATTTAATCCCATTTTAGCCTTTAAAACTGTTTGATAAGTAGCATCATCTAATGTCGGACTAGAGCCATCTGTAGGTTGAAAATTCAAAGTTCTAGTTTGTCCTATTAATTCGCCTATAATATCAAGTTGATCCCCAACAGCATTATCAACATCAAAATTAGAATAAAGCGTATCCAGGACTTTGTTTAAATCGTTAAATGGAGTAAGAAGAACAGTCAACCAAGATATAAAATTTGGTTTATTGCGGTAAAGACTAGTTGTAAGTTTTAAATAATAACTAATATCATTCATAGCCCCTCCTATGAAGCATTGACTGTAATATTTGCCGTTAATCCTTCAACTACTTCATTAAAGGTTACTGAAATATCACTAGAAGATTGGCTACCACTTGAAATACCCGCTGTAATGGAAGTGATTGAAAAAGTAGGCTTATAAATACTTGTATTTACTGCCATAGCTGCCGCGTATAAACCGGAAATTGTTAGTTCTTCCCCAATTTGTAAATTGTTAAGATAACTTACAATAGCCGTTTGTATTGAGGTTGTGGTTGACGTTGTATATCCGGTCAATTCTTTAACGTTAATCGTGGCATAAATAGGTACATAGGAAGGGCGATAAAACCTAACTGTGGTTTCTGTTCCATATGTTGAATCGCTAATTACATACTCAACATCACCATTCATATAACAGCCCAATCCCCGATTGTCATAAATTGATTGTGCAACATTGGCAATAGTTCCACCTTCCACAACAGGAGTAATTGAATGAGCTGGCGTTCCGTCACTGTCTGCTGCATTTGTTGGGTTTTCTACTACCTTATATCTGGTTACTCCCTCAGTAGCTGCAATGGCCGCTATTGTTCCGGCAAGAATGGTTTGTGAAGGTAATTCCGTACTAGTGGTTTGCCTTGCTCTAAAAGCCGAATCGGTTTCCTGGTCAGTTCCCTCAACAGCTGCGCTTGCATTAGTAACGCTTGTCCACCCTGCTGTAGGAGTAGCAATAATTGTTAGATTTCCAATCGCCGCCGTTATCGCGCCAATAGTTTCGCAAGTAGCCGTTTCTGTAACGGTTCCTCCGCTGCCGATTGTAGTAGTTGTCGGCAAGTCCCAATAATATCCGGCAGTATCTTGTACTTTTCCGTTGGTTATAATAGTACCGGCAGTCCCCGTTATAGTAACATCACACGTTGAATAAGATGCGGATTTACGCGATATACCATTTATTTTATACAGCGAATCTTGTTGTGTTCCTATTGCCGTAGTTGCCCTCATGGAATTATAGGCAAGCTGTGCTAAGCTCATTGAATCATATGCCATTCTAGCAATAATAGATAGAAGTTGATAATCAGCACTATCAGTGCCTAAGTATATATCACTGCCAAATATCGTTTCTGCTTCGCTAACATAGTAAGCCAAAATATCTGAATATGTTGGGATGGTTATTCCTGTGGAGCTAACGGTAGGGGCCGTATATGACATTTAAGCACCTCCTTATGCCGTAGTTGAGACTGTAATTGTTGTACTATATTCGGTTTCTACATAAGCCGCAAAAGAATATGTTCTAGTTGACGAATCGAAAGAAGAAGTTACATCGTATACGTTTGTAACCCCGGTAACATCACTTATTCGGTCTTGAAGCAATGCGTCGATAACAGATGTACGACTTCCTGGCGATCCTAATATTTTTTGCCACAAAGGAAGTCCCGCGCTGGTATCTTCCCACCATTCGCCCTGATACAAGCCTAATGAAGTTTCAACGGCTTGTGCAACGGCGTTTGTATCAGTAAGAAACGTTTGTGACCCCTGCCCGAATAAGTAATCTCCATTACTATCTAATCTTCTATATTTTAAACTCATACAACACCCCCGGTACTTCCCGTTCCGGCTTCTACTCCACTATGGGTATGCGTCAAGAATCCTTTACCTGATATTGTTACATTATCAGAATCAATCACAACGTTTGTCCCTTTTAATGTAATAGTATCATCAGCCAATGAAACGGTTGTGCTTCCGTCAAGCGTTCGTAATTCTGCTTTTTCGGTAGAATAATTAGATATTACATTTGGTTGGCTCCATACGCTTAATATAGCAATCCCATCGCTTAGGTCATGCCGCCTTAAATCTATTTGGTTCTGCGTACCCGATGATTGCCACCATGCATCATAACAACAGTCTTGAAAGATAACTAAACATTCATCGCCTTTTTTAATTGGCATCGTCAAAACAAAATTACCGGCCTTAGGCAAAACTATGGGAACATCAACCAACAAGGGAATGGTTTCCCATGATAAAGAACCATTTATTGATATTTTTTCACGAATAGCCACTTGAACCGTAACCGTTTGCTTCGTTGAGTCAAAAGCCTGGATAATTCCCGGCATTGCTGTTCTCATTTCCCAGCTTAAATTTTTTAAGGCCTTATCTAAAACCATTTCTGGTCGTGGCATACGTTCCGGCAGCGTTGTTGTTACTATAGACATAAAATCACCTCAATTCGGGTTGGCTAGATTATATGGGATCATACCAGCCGGAATAACCCCTGTAACATCGGTATACCATTCATTCCCGCGAGTATCGCCCCGGTGTATTATTCTAGCAACTTTATATTCACCATCTTTTTCTAGCATGGTAGGTACCGAACCAATGTTAATTAATTGTTGCCTAATTACTGATTGATCCAATTTTATTGTCATTGCTGGATTAACTATTGTGAGATTGGGATTTAATAAAACGGTGCAGGTAATTCCATAATCAATTTGGGTTGGATAGCCTATAAGTCCCGTAGAAGGTGAAACTGTAACTGTATTGCTTGTGCTATCGCTAACTTTGGTTATATGAACTGCATCGTCAATAACATAAAATTGAGCGTTATTGTCTGAAGCTATTTGCTGTAAATATTTTTTTGGTTCACCAAAAAAAACCTTGCCACGCGGCAGGGTGTTTGAATATAAATCTTCGGTTATTTTCCCCAGGGTAATAGATGTTTTTGCATTGCTTGATATATACTTAACCGCATTTTGGTAAGTCAAACCCGCTGCCATTGTAAAGGCAGTCAAGTTATTACTCATAATCCCATGACCGTCAATGCAATGGATTGTAACCTTGTAATCAGTAGCGTTTTCCCGGTCCCTAATTACTTGAAATATTTTTCCTTCAAATATTTTCCCATAGGCTCCGCTTACGTACCCAGCATTAATAATTACGGTTCCTTGCGCCCCTGCTACGATTTGATTGTCCGTTGCTGCATTTAAATTCCAAAGGCTGATATCTCCATAATGGATACATTTATAGCCGGGTCGATCTACCGTAAAAGTAGACCGTAACGCATAATCGCCAAAATTGCTATCGGTAATATCAATACTAACCCCACTATCAAGGTTAATCAGTATTTGCCACTTTCTACCATAGTAAGCATTATCTAAATTAATTGTATCAGCCATTATGGAGTATCACCCCAAACAAGAACAAAGTCGCTGCCAAGATTAGTATCGTCTGGATAATCATAAGTCGTACTATTAACCTTGCTAATATAGCAGCTTCCTATTTTTAAATAAGCGTATTGTCCTAAAATATTAGGAGAGGTTGAATCGTCAGTGAGCAAAGGGATGGAATCAAGTAACAAAGTGCTTGAAGCTACATCAGTAATACTCATTAGCCAATAGCCAGCCATTGCGTTATATCTAAGGAAAAACTTTAGCGTAAGGCTTGCATCATCAACGGTTAAGGTAGTCTGAAACGTATTGTTAGGATCAGTTGTAAGCGGTATTATTTGAGACATATTAACATCTCCTAACTTGACGAAACATTTACTGTTCCGCTATTCGTGGTATCGGTAATCTGTGATGCTGAACTTGTTGTAGTGGCAACTAAAGCAACTAATAATTGTTTGAAATTAATAGTACAGCGTAATCCATTTTGAGTTCGGTAATCGTCATGTACTGTGATTTGTTCGATAACCATATTGTAATATTTATTTAACCTAGTATGGATTGTTAACGGCAAGCGGTTATCTTGTAATTCTAACAACTTTCTATAAGCAGATACTGACTTTGTATAAGCTCCTGACCACTCATTGGGGACCAACGATTGCATTGCATCCGACATTCCTATTTCAAGAGATAAAAAAGCAGGCATTTTGTATGCATGATCGACAATATTAGCACCTGTTTGTACCGGATGTTCTGTCATTTTTACCGATGTTGTATGATCTTCGGAAAAAACAGCATCAAAAAAGTAATAATTTGAGTTATTACTATCATATAGTCCAGTTTTTATTTCTATTAGTTGGGTTTCGTCCCTTGATAGCCCGGTCCATTGTGTAGGACTCCACGCGGCAGCATTAACCGTAGTTGA